TTCCTCTACTTGTTCAATTTACAAATTGCTCAGGGGTACTCGTTTGGAGAACGAGTCCCCAAACTGGCGAGTAACTGGGGTGGTTTGTTTACAAACCTAACCCAACACACATTAACCACCGCAGTCACGCTGTCACACAAAGTGGGATCTATGGTCACAACGGTCACCGAAATTGATTTTGGCAATCATTGGATCTGTGAGACCGTAGTTTTGTTGGCAATGTTGGCCTCGGTAGTAGGTGTGTGTGTTTGTTTGACGCGGAAAATGCACCGATGGGTCCACAGAGAGATTTCTGTATCATCGGTGAAAACGCGAGAGATCCGTGTAGATGAAGCGCCAGTTCTTTCTCCAGATGTGGTTCAGATGTTGGAGCAGATTGCTCTGGCTCTGAAAATGACAGGAAACACTCTTTCGACTAGTAGCGGAAACGAGATGGCTATGCCAGGCTCAGCGCTCGCTATGTCGAAACAAAAACCCTGTGGCGCAGTACTGCGCAAAGTAGACGGTGAAACTCACCTCGTCGGCGTGTTCTTTCGGTACAAGGATTACTTGTGCACGGCTAGACACGTCGCTACAGAAGTGGATGAACACGTTTACCCAGCAGTGCTAGTTGGCAGCAATGGAAAGGGTCCCAGTAAGCTGGGTTACTACTTGAACCTTGCTAAGGCTACTGAAGTCGGTAACGACTTTTTCAGTCCTGAAAAGAACGCGTGTAAGAACGATGCAGTTGATCTGTTTATTCGCAAACTTACACCTAGTACTTGGGCCAACCTCCAAATAGGAGAGATCGTGGAGCGATCTCCATCGAAGTACAACCAGAACGTCAGTTCCGTTGTTTTCAGTGGTGAAGAAATTCCATGTCTGATGACCGCCACCGGACTTACGAAGAGAGAGTCAGGGCCTGTCGAGCTGTTTCACACAGCTACAACACACAAAGGTTCCTCAGGGGGTCCGTTAATGTCTGGCACTTCGACTGTCGGTATGCATTTGCGAAACGACAAATCTCTGGGCCACAATGTAGCCCTCCGAATCGAAGTCGTTCGCTATTTTATCGACAAGGCTGAAGCGTCCAGCAATGAGTCCAACATGGGGATGATTGGAAGATTACACCATGATTTCAAAATCAAAGGGCGTTCGTACAAATTGGTACGATTGCAACTTGACGATGAGGATGACTGGGCTTTCCAAGAAACTGAGTCAGGTACTGTTTTGCTCGGTTATAACGACGAATTCCTAACCAACTTGGTGCGCAGTTACAAAACTGGCGCTCCAGAGTATGATTGGGTTGAAGACGTGTTTGACGAGATCGACAAGTACCCGAAGAAGATTCGGAACCTTTTGAGACATGAGTACGGAGACGAGTGCGCCGAACTCAAAGTCGTGGAGGAAAAGGTGCGGGTTGTTCCTGCACGCCGGAAGGGAGTCACGTTTCGTGAACTCGAAGACGGCATTTATCGGTACAGTCGTGAGAAACCCATGCACTGTCCGAAAGCGCCTAAAGAAGTTCCCGAGGTAGTTGAGTACCTCGCGAACGAAGCGGTTGTGAAGACCTTGTCCACACTCAAATATGAACAAGGTAAGTACGCCTACCCAGAGTCTAGCTCCGAGATTGAGGAGGGGGCTCTACTTAAGTACATGAAACTGTACCATGAGCGGGTTTTGACTATTAGCGATCCACCAACACAAGCTGAAAAGATGCGTTGCGTGAACTTGCTCGTGGCAATGACACCGATGAACAGATTCGTAGTGCAACCTGGGTACGGTAGTGATGAGAAGATCCGTTCAGTGATCGACTCGTCAGCCATCAAACCAGGGAAAAGTTCTGGTCATCCGTACGCGGATGAAGGCTTGATGACCAACGAAGACGTCTTGAAGACCTACGATACTGTAGGTATGATCGAGATCGTCAAAAGTCGATGGGATGAACCCATCGTCACGAAGTTGGCTGTCAAACAAGAACCAACTCCCCTGCGTAAGCTCGAGGCTGGAATGCCGAGAGTGGTGGCTGGTTTTCCCACCCACAACACAATCAAAAACAATTGTGTTTTTGATGCTTTCACAGACATCTGTGTAGAGCAAAGCACCAAGTCGCCAATTGCGTACGGGTTCACCTCGTGCCGTTCTGGTGACATCAAGAGACTTGCAGAAGTTTTCGAAGGGCGTAAAGTCTATGCCGCTGACAAATCAGCCTGGGACTACAACTGTTTTGGGTACTTTTACGACATTGTATCGGAGTACATCAAAGAGCAGGGAGTTCAAGGAGATGGAATGTCAGACGCTGAGTTCGAAAACTGGAAGCGAGATGTTGACGGTTGTTTCAAGCAAGCCGTCGAAGCCAAGTACAGATGTACGAGCGGCGCTGTGTACAGCCCTGAAGTTGATGGCATCCAGAAGTCTGGATGGTTCATGACTATCGCGGTGAATACGCCAGCGCAACTCGCTCTGAATTGCTTGGTCTTGATGCGGATGGGGTTCTCGGATGCCGAGATCTTGTCTCCTGAATTTGCGATCAGAGCAGGTGGCGATGACACGTTGCAAACCTTCCCGGACGGCTTCGATACAGCGAAATACCTGTTAGAATCGAAGAAGCTCGGTGTTGAGTTGAGCGAGTTTGAAGTCACAGACTCTTTCCAAGGTGCTGAATACTTCTCGACCCATTTCTATCAGAAGGAC